CGTTCTCTCTTCAATGATGTTAGCGCCAACCAAGCCTGTCTTTAATAAGGCAAGTTTAATGCTATCAGATAACTCTTTTCCTTTCTTGCCTACACGTTTAGCAACTGCTTTCGCGTTTGACTTGATCCGTACTTCCATTATCTATCGAGCCTGTTGGCATCTGTTGCCAGTTTCTCGCCGTCATCAATAGAGCCGTCACCGTCTGCATCGTATTCAACGCCATCGTTTAAAATGGACTCTAACTCTTCACCGTATCGAGCGCGGTAAAAGTCTATCATGTTCGTAAATCTATCGCCATCAACCCAGTTGGTTAACTGAGGAAGCGCGTAACGCCACAACACTAAATAAGAAGCGCAACGAGTAAACTGTGCGTCAGTTAGCTTGGTGTTATCCATCTCGCCAGCGATGCCTCTCTTGGGCCACCACTTGATTCGTAATTCTCGTTCTATATCCGACTGCGCTTTGGCGTGTTCGTCTGTGAACTGAGTAATACCCAATAGCAGAATGTCAGGAATAAGATCAACTAAATTTGCATCTGTAGAAAAAGCCATACTTCACCTTTATAAAAATGCCCCCCCGAAGGAGGGCAGATCATTGTTACAGTACAGCGTCAGAAAGAACCTTAACACCGTATGAATCGTCCAACTCAGCAACACCATATACAGCAGTAGCGTTGAGTTCCCAAGCGCGAAGAGACTCATCACGTTGTGGAGCAAGAGCGAAATCACGCTTGATAGCAATGGCGAATGCTTCTGGAGCGAATACCGCACCGATTGCATCTCCAGCACCGTCAATAGCGATGTTAGCTGACTCGTAGATATTGATACCAGCGATGGTGCCAACGTATCCAGCTTTCATAGCTTCGTTCTGAAGATCACCACCATTCGGGTTAGCGAAGGTATTGGTGAGGTTAGCTTTAAGAGCATAAGCCTGATAAGGGTGAACAACAGCGTTGATCGGGCCAGTTACTTTGTTAGCACGAAGTTTAGCAGATGCCTTGAACAGATCAGCAACAGTTATTTCTGCTCCTGCTGTACCGAGAGCGTCAGATAAGCCAGTGAACAATGCAATAAGGTCAACGTCCATCTTAGTAGCGATTGCACTACCAAGGATTGTACCCATTGCAGAAGCAGGGCTATCTGCTCCATAAGTAGCCATATCAGTTAGAACAACCTGAGCGCCGATTTCGCCAACAGTGATGTCAACTTTAGAAGTTGAAACAGCAGTTGAAGAAAGATCAGTACCTTCCGCAACAGCGGCGGCAGTGACGGAGCTATACTTAGGGACTTGAATTACTTTGCCCGCAGTAGACTGGATGTTGTACTGAGTGACAAGCCCTAGCATTAGGGATTGCTCTTCAGCGGTGAAACGAGCTTGAGCGACGATGTTTACGAACAGGTCGTCGAGAGTTGTACTTGTAGTTGAAGCCATGATAAATACCTTTAAAAATTAGTTGTGGTTAGTGGTCACTTTTTCTTTAGGGCGGCAAACGCTTGTTTCCCACCGTTATCCCAGTTAGCAACCATATCTGCCACAGATTGAGGCTTCTGTGTAGAGCCACCCGCGTTCCCTTGTGAGCCAGTACCACCTTGAGTAGCTTTGACAAAATGAGGGTTTACGGTTAAAAATTCAGTCACCATTTCATTGACTGATAACAAATCACCGCTGTCATTGTAGCGCGGCACTCCATCACCATCAAGCACTTCTACTGTTCCGTCATCTGACAGGCGAGTATTGTTTTTTAGTAACTGTGACACTTGATCTGGTGAGACAGCATTATTCTGGCTTGCCGCTGACAATAAAGCCCCATCAACTAGGGTCTGTTGTAGCTTGGCCTTGTAACTCCGTATCTCCATATCTTTCTTTTCGACGGTTGACTTGAGGATTGAATCAAACTCTCCTCGCTCCTTTTGACGCTCGACACTAGCGGCTTCTTTTTCAGCCAGTAGGTCTTTTGCTTCATTGAGGTCAATGCCTGAGATTTGTTTCTCAAACTTACGCTGTTCGCGTGATACACGGTCAGCCACGATTCGATCTAATTCTTCCTGTGTAAACGTCTTTGCTTCCTGACTTTGAATTATTGGTTCAATTACAGTTTCTGTTCCCATGTTTTCTTCGCTCATGTGGCGGCCTCATATAGAGTGTTGGTGAATTTGGATTGTAGCATATTAAACTACGATTAACATAAACCGTAATATTACAGGTCAAGCACTGGTCTAAACGTATGGCGGCAGTTATATCCACCACGAACAATGAACGGATCGCCTGACGCTTTACCCTTCCAGCTTCCTTGCCATGTTGTTTCAATCTCTTCGTCTGTGAATATCTGCCCTTCATGCTCTCGACAGAATGGTCTGGTTGCTCTTACGATGCCGCCTACATACTTCCAGCTTGTCGCTCCTGCTTCCTTACCGATAGCGGTGTTAACAGAGGCATCGAACTGCATAAGGGAGTCGTGGACTAACTGGTGAGCGTTCTTAGATAGCTTTCCACCTACCGCTTCCTTGACTGTCCTAACACTCTGCGCGAATGCCCTACCAGTTAATGTGTTCTGATAGACCTCTTTAGCCACGATGTCTAAGTACTCAGCACCGATGTCTTGAAAGCCTTGGAAGGATAGCTTCTGTAGTTGGTTAATAATGCGAGGGTCTAACTTAGTGAACGCGCCATAGGTTGCAAGCATCTCTGCTGTACCACCAGCAACAGCCGTATACTCTCGAATGATGCCGTCAACAGTGACAAGGTACTCTTCTTCAATGAGCTTCCTGATCTCTGTTCTAGCATTGACAGCCCACTCCAAATCAAACAGGTCGCCATCCCTTAAAGGAGCAGTCGCTAACAAGTCAGCAATCCTATCTTCTAGGGTAGCGAGAGCTTCAGCTAACCGCGCTTGGTGTAACGCGGCTAACCTTGTAAGCTCTTCAACGTGTTCAACGTCTGCGGCCATTAGAACTGTCCGACACTAGGTGCTGAACCCTCATCCTTCTGCTCAATTAACTCATCACCACCATCGACATCTCCGAGGCCAATCTTCTCTCTAACCTCGTTAGGAGTGACAACACCCGCATCAATGTGATAGCTGTATATCTGAGTCTTGTCTGAGAAGTCACCCAGTACAGAACCAGTTTCTTCAATCTCAGCGTGAGCTTTAGCCAATGCCTCGTCATCAAGGATTAGATCGCTTATCTTTTTATCTATCTCTATAGCAAGGGTCACTGACTTAACGCCAGTAGAACGCATTTGCTGAAGGAACATAAGCTCCTTATCGTAGTCTCTAAGGTCAAACGAATCAGGATAAAAGACTTCAACGTCTGGGGTAACACCCTGCCACTGACAGAATAGAATCCACAACTGCTCTTCAGCCAATTCAAGTAGATCAGCCTTCTCAGATAGCCGCGCATTAAGCATCTGAAATTCAGTCTGCATCGCCACACCACTCATGGTCACAGCCGTAGTGCCTCTTACTGCTCCCATATGGCTCATACGGTTAATGCTTTGTACTTTGTCATCTATGGCGTTGCGAACAGCGTCTAGGTTCTGCCCGCTTGGTTGCATCTGATACGGCTTCAATCCTTGATCCATGTCGTCAGGCATATTGATGATAGCACCCGCTCCAGCACTAGCATCTGTCTGGAATGACTTGACTAAAGTAGGATGGTTTGAGATGCGAATAAGTTGCTCGATTTCTGACAATTCTTGGTAGATTGCTTTCTGCATATAAGCCGCATCTGCCAAGTCTGAAATGCCTACACCACGAACCACTGAGCGGTTAGCAGGGAGGTACACAGCGGGTATCTTTCCTAATGGATTATCATCTGTCTCAATGAGTGTGTCGGCATCATCTACTGATTTCCAGTACTCAACTGTTTCAGGTGTCCATACTCTGTAGTAGGTTTCAACCTCATCAGAGCCGTTTCTTATGATGGCTTCACGAACCTTCAGATAGGATAGAAAGAATCGACCGCTAGGGCTTCTGGTGTATTCCCAATCTAATACATTCTCAGGGGTGAACATCGTCACATAAGGTCTAATGTCTTGGGCTAACTCTTCAGCTTTAGTTCCTGCTGTACTCTTAGGCTTGTCCATCATCACCCAGACATGGCCGTAAACACTAGACCATATTTGGCATTCACGCATAAACGCATTGAAACTTCTGCCGTCAAGGTCAGCATCGTTCAAGAAGGGGTTAAGGGCTACGTTGTTAACGAGCGAATTGAATGATCTTGTTGGTGGTACACGCCATAAGAAGCTCGAATAAATATGTATTATATTGCGACAGTGATTATCTAAGGGAGTTAGCTCTAATCGACGACT